TGCCTAATTGTATTGCGGTAGGCGGTACTGCATTTACTAAATTAGAAACATTAGATTTACCAAAAGATAAAGTTATTGCTATATTGGACAATCAACCTCGTAATAAAGATGTTTGTAAAATTTTAGGTAAGGTGATTGATAAACAATATAAGGTTGTGATCTGGCCTCAATCCTTAGATCAAAAAGATATTAATGATATGGTATTAGCAGGTAAAGATCCACTTGATGTTGTTAAGAAACATATATATCAAGGGCTAGAAGCAAAAATTAAATTTACAGAGTGGAAGAGGTGTTAGTATGAAAGTATATATTTCTAATTATCGTAATCATTGGATTTCTCCATATACAGTGCTTGAGAAGGTTTTCTTCTGGCGCGAAATTGAGTACGACGAACCTATCATCGTAAAACTTTCTAATATATTAGAGCCGGCTAGTTTAGTTCTGCAAAAGTTTTTAGACTTCGTTCATCCAAAGACTAATTATGTAAAAATTGACAAATGGGATACTTGGTCTATGGATCATACGTTATCCTACATCATCCTACCTATGTTGAAACAACTAAAGGAAAAGGCAAATGGCTCGCCTCTCGTAGATGATGAGGATGTTCCGGAAGAACTTAAAAGTAGTTCCGCCCCTGCTAAGGTAAATGAGTGGGACCCAGATGATAACTACTTTAAACGCTGGGAATGGGTTTTAGGCGAAATGATTTTCGCATTTAATTGCAAGATCGATGATTCTTGGCAAGACGAATTTAAATCGGGGGAATTTGATATGATGCATGTTCCTGTTGATAAAGATGGCAATGAAGTTCCTGAGCAAGGTGCAAAATTATATGAATTGAGAGATGGCCCTAACCATACATATAAATGTGATTTTGATGGTATGCGAAAAGTTGAGGAAAGAATGCAAAATGGCTTTAGATTGTTTGGAAAATATTATAATGGATTGTGGGATTAACTATGAGCCTAGATGAAGAAATCGCATTTAATTCCTGGTGGGATGCTAGTAAATATATGCAGGTTGTAGCATCGTCAGAGTCATCGAAGCAAGTAGCAAAGGATGCATGGGAAGCCGCATTAAATTTTGAACAAGCAAAAGCTATAAGGTCAACACGTTGGAATGGAGTAATACAGTGAAAGTAAAATTGATAGGTTACACAAAACCTAATGTAGATGTTGATGTCCCGGAGATGAATGACCTGCAGGATTTGATTGCATTTTGTGCAAGAGTAAGTAATCCCGCAAATCAAAATAATACTGAAACAAGCGAAAAGCTTATTAAATATCTAATTAAAAACAAACATTGGTCACCGTTAGAAATGGTCCATGTTACTCTTGAAATTGAAACAACTCGCGACATTGCACGACAAATGCTTCGCCACAGATCATTTTCTTTTCAGGAATTTAGTCAACGATATGCAGACCCCGTTAAGCACTTAGACTTTGTTATACGTGAAGCTAGATTACAAGATACTAAAAATCGTCAGAATAGTATTGCAACTGATGATGTAGAACTTAATTTGGAATGGGCTCGCCGTCAGCAAAACATTATTGATGTAGTAAAAGACACATATAAATGGGCAATTGATAATGGTATTGCGAAAGAACAAGCTCGGGCAATTCTACCCGAAGGTAACACTGTAAGTAAACTCTATATGGCGGGTACTCTTAGAAGTTGGATTCATTACGTTCAACTTAGATCAGAAAACGGAACGCAACAGGAACACGTGGACATCGCCGAAGCCTGTGCTGAAGTTATTTCTACTATCTTCCCAATGGCTAAGGATATGATTTAATAAATAACAGACTCCCTACTTTTTATTCTATCATATGTGGATTCTAAAATTCCTTCCAGATTCTTTATTAATACTATTAACCCATGCAATAACTGCAATTGGAGCAATAGCATTATTGGTTGGATTCTTTTTAGCATTCATTCCCATTATTAGTAGATATGGTAAGATATTAAAGATTGCAGGTACCGCGGTTCTTCTAATAGGCATATATTTCGAAGGCGGATTGAGTACCGAAATGGAATGGCGCAAACGAGTCGCAGAAATGCAAGAAAAGGTTAGACTTGCAGAACAAAAAAGCGTCATTGTAAATACTAAAATACAAACTAAAATTGTAGAAAAGATTAAGGTCATTAAAGAACGAGGCGAAGAGCATATTAAATACATCGATAGAGAGATAGTAAAATATGACGATAAATGCGTAATACCAAAAGAATTTATTCAATTATTAAATGATGCCTCTAAGAAACCAGTAGATACTCCTGAAAATACTGCAGGAGAAGGTAATGAATAAGCTACTACTATCTTTATTATTTTTGACAGGGTGTTCTACTACTGTCCCAGTTGTAATGAAATTTCCTAACGCACCAGTAATTTTAACTGAACCATGCGCGGAATTGATCAAATTAAATGATGAAGCAAAACTTAGCGATGTTGCGAAAACAGTAACAGGTAATTATAATCTGTATCATGAATGCTCCTTAAAAGTGGACGGGTGGATTGAATGGCATAAGTCACAAAAAGAAATATTTGAATCTGTAAAGTAAGTAAACAAAAATAAAAATTGGAGTTATACATGGCAGAAAATGTCGTACATGGGATTAATGTCGATTATTCTAAGGATGCCCTTTTCGATGAATTGGGTATCAAAAGATTAAAAGAATCGTATATGAAAGATGATGAAATTTCACCTCAGGAAAGGTTCGCATATGTATCAAGCGCTTTTGGATCTAATGCTGAACATTCTCAGCGTCTCTATGATTATTGTTCTAAGCATTGGCTTAGTTTGTCTACTCCTATTCTCTCTTTTGGTCGTAGTAAGCGCGGCTTGCCTATTAGTTGTTTTCTACCCTATTTGGATGATTCAGCAGAAGGTCTTGTCAACACATTATCAGAAGTAAATTGGCTTAGCATGCTGGGCGGAGGAGTTGGAATTGGACTTGGTATTCGTTCTGCCGATGATAAGTCTGTTGGTATTATGCCGCACCTTCGTACATATGACGCATCATCTTTAGCTTATCGTCAAGGTAGGACTCGCCGTGGTAGTTATGCTGCCTACCTTGATATTAGCCACCCTGATATTATAGCTTTTCTTGAAATGAGAAAACCTACCGGTGATCCTAATATGAGAACACAAAATTTACATCATGGTATTAATATCACCGACGACTTTATGCGTATACTAGAAAATAGTATGAAGGACAAAGATGCAAATGACGATTGGGAACTTAGAGATCCCGCATCTAAAGAAGTTCGAGAAGTCGTGTCAGCTAAGGAACTGTGGCAGCGCATTTTAGAAATGCGTATGATGACAGGTGAACCTTATCTCCACTTCATTGATACTAGCAATAGGCACATGCCTGAATCTCAAAAGAAATTGGGATTGAGTATTAAGCAATCTAATTTGTGCAGTGAAATTATTTTACCTACTGATAAACAACGAACTGCTGTTTGCTGTTTGTCCTCATTGAATTTAGAATATTATGATCAATGGAAAAATGATAAGATATTCCTTAGAGATGTTGCAGAAATGCTTGATAACGTTCTTCAATATTTTATCGATAACGCACCCAATGCAATTAAACGAGCAAAGTATTCCGCAATGCGAGAAAGATCAATCGGCATCGGTGCACTAGGATGGCATGCGTTTTTACAGAAAAATAATATCCCATGGGAATCATCCATGGCAGTTGGTAGAAACAAGCAAATCTTTAAAAATATTCGGACTAAATTAGATGCAGCTAATCTTGAATTGGGTAAAGAACGAGGTGAAGCTCCTGATGCAACTGGCACAGGTCAACGCTTTTCGCATCTTATGGCTATTGCACCTAATGCTTCTTCTTCTATTATTATGGGAAACACGTCTCCTAGCGTAGAACCATATAGAGCAAATGCATATAGACAAGATACACTCTCAGGATCAATGCTTAATAAGAATAAATTTTTAGATGCAATTGTTAGAAAAGAAGCAGAGACTCGTAAAGATGGCTGGTATGAAGAAGTTTGGTCTAGCATTATTGCAAATGATGGATCGGTTCAGCATTTAGATTGGTTGGATGAGTGGAACAAAGATGTGTTTAAAACATCAATGGAAATAGATCAAAGATGGTTAATAGAACATGCTAGTGACAGACAAGTATATATAGATCAGGCACAGTCTATTAATCTATTCTTTAGACCAGACGCAAATATATTATATCTACATGCTGTACATTTTATGGCATGGAAAATGGGTCTAAAGACTTTATATTATTGCCGCTCAGAGAAGATAGGTAAAGCGGACAAAGTATCTAAGCGCATAGAGCGAGATGTAATTAAAGAGTTGGATATGAAAGCAATTCTCGACGGTGATACTTGTTTAGCATGCGAATAGATTAATATGGGCAAGATTGCGATATTCCTACATCACCCTAAATGCTCAGTTCAGTCTAGTAATGGTATTATAAATGCGTTATCTAAAGAATATACATTTAAAATATTTACAAAGCATGAAGTGGAACCTGGGTTTTTAGATGATGTGGATATTGTATGTTTTCCCGGAGGGATAGGAGATGCAGATAGCTTCGATAGTTTATTTAAGTTTAATCGCGATGTTATTCTTGAGTTTATTTCTCGCGGAGGAAGATATTTGGGAATTTGTATGGGTGCTTACTGGAGCGGCCCTGATTATTTTGATATTGTCGGGAACACTAACATAGTACAATATATAAAACAACCTAATACCTGTACTCGTCGACCACACGCAAAACAAATGTCGGTACTATGGAAAGGCGAACAGAAGAATATGTTTTTTTATGATGGCTGTACATTTACCGGTAATAATTTTGAAACTATCGCAACATACCCAAATGGCAATCCAATGGCTATTATGAAAAATAGAATAGGATTAATAGGATGTCACCCTGAGGCAACCAAACATTGGTATGATTCATATAGTTGGATGCAAAAGCGTTGGGAAGATACAACAAACACTGAGTTATTACTAGATTTTACTAACAATCTAATGAAACAGTAAAATGATAACAATAACGGATTCGGCAGTATCAAAAATTAAAGCAATTATCGCAGAAGATTGTGAAGACGCAATGCTTCGTATTTTCGTCCAAGGAGGCGGTTGCTCAGGTTTTAAATATGGGTTCTCTTTAGAAAATATAATTGAGGAAGATGATTTAAGATTTGAAAAAGATGGAATAAGTATTATAGTAGATTCAATATCAATGCAATATCTGCAAGAGGCAGAAGTCGATTACAAACAAACATTAACGTCCGCGGAATTTATAATTAAAAATCCTAATGCAAAGGCATCTTGTGGTTGCGGTTCAAGTTTTACGATATAAGGAAAGAAATGGCAAAACAAACTAGTAGATTAACTGATGATAGGAATTCATTTAAGCCCTTCAATTATCCTTGGGCATATGATGCTTGGCTTAAACATGAACAAAGCCATTGGTTACATACTGAAGTACCCATGTTGGAAGATGTAAAAGATTGGAAGAAGAATTTAACAGAATCAGAAAAACAATTTTTAACTAACATTTTTAGATTCTTTACTCAAGGTGATATAGATGTGGCCGGAGGTTATGTAAATAACTATCTACCGCACTTTCCTCAGCCAGAAGTTAGAATGATGCTATTAGGATTCTCTGCAAGAGAAGCATTACACATTGCAGCATATTCTCATTTGATTGAGACTTTGGGTATGCCGGAAGCTACATATGGCGAGTTCTTAGAGTATACTGAGATGAGAGAAAAGCACGAATACCTATTGGATCTTTCTTCTAAGAATGGTACATTAGAATCAACTGCTACCCACATTGCGGCATTCTCGGCATTTACTGAAGGCATGCAATTGTTTAGCTCCTTCATTATGTTATTGAATTTTGCCAGACATGGTAAGATGAAAGGCATGGGACAGATTATAACCTGGTCTATTGTGGATGAAACTCAGCATGCAGAGGGCATGGTTAAACTTTTCCGCACATATGTTGAAGAAAACAAGGAAATATGGAACGATGAGCTTAAAGGGAAAATTTACACGATTGCGGAGAAGATGGTTGATCTTGAGGATAAGTTTATTTCTCTTGCTTTCAGAACTGGGGCGATCACAGGGTTGACCGAAGAAGATGTTAAAGAGTACATTCGCTACATTGCGGATCGACGTTTAATTAGTCTTGGTCTACGTGGTATTTTTAAACGTAAGAAGAATCCTTTACCTTGGGTTGAGGAAATGATTAATGCTCCTACTCATACTAACTTCTTTGAAAACAGAGCAACCGATTATGCTAAAGGCGCATTAAGCGGAAATTGGAATGAGGTATGGGGTAAAGCTGCATGAAAACATTTAAAGATATTTCAGTAAAAAAGTATCCAGACGGCGAATTGATATCTAAAAATTTGCCACCTGCGTATAAATTAGGAAATGCAAAAGAAAATTGTGAGAATTGTGAAGCATATAAAGCGGAAACAAAATATTGCAGTATATGGGATGCAAAAGTGAGACCTAACTATTGGTGCAAAAAATGGATACCGATCGAAAAGTAATAACATTTGTCGAAAAGCGAAGAGACATATGCAATAGCTGCGAACACCTTACATCTTTCGTAGGAGTTAAATCGTGTCAAATATGTGGCTGCGCAATTTGGACTAAAATTAGAATTAAAAGTACAAAGTGCCCAAAGGATAAATGGGGCGTTGAAGATTAAATTATTTGAAAAGGAAATATTATGTTAATTGATAAAGGTGTTACTGCAGGTGAAGTAATTACATTTAAGCTTACTTCAGGTGAAGAGCTGGTGGCAAAGTTGGTAGAGGAAACTGCTACTCATTATAAGTTATCTAAGCCAATGGTAATCGGTATGGGACAACAAGGGCCAGGCTTAATGCCTTATTTGTTCACAGTGAAACAGGAGAAGGATGTTAAATTGTCTAAGCATGCTGTTACTGTAGCAGAACCTACTGATGAAATTTTTGCTAAGCAATTTCTTAAAACAACTACAGGAATTGCGTTAGCATAATTCACAATGCCTAATAAAATTGATTATGCTCATATGAAGGCTGCGGAAACGTATGCTGAATTATCAAATGCGAAAAGATTGCAGGTTGGGTCTATTATAGTAAAAGATGATAAAGTAATTTCTATTGGCTATAACGGCACGCCCTCGGGTTGGGATAACAACTGCGAAAATGAAACTGTGGAACTATATTCAGATTACGAAGGCGCAATACATAGCACTATATTAAAAACTAAACCCGAGGTTATACATGCGGAGATGAATGCTATAGGAAAGTTAGCAAAATCAGTATCCTCGGGTGAAGATGCTACTATGTATGTGACGCATGCTCCTTGTTTTGACTGTGCGAAACTTATACATATTGCAGGTATTAAAAAAGTATTTTATCGCAATGCATATAGAACAACTGATGGCATTGAGTTTTTAACTAAATGTAAAATTGAAGTGGAGCAATTATGAAAGATTTGACAGTAGGATTTACATGCTCATCCTTTGATCTTTTCCACGCAGGTCATGTTGTTATGCTTGAAGAAGCTAAACGACAATGCGATTACCTTATTGTAGGTATTCAAACGGATCCTACAATGGATAGAGATACGAAGAATAAGCCCGTTCAATCTATTATAGAAAGACAGATACAAGTCAAAGCATGTAAATATGTAGATGAGGTTGTTATCTATAATACTGAAAAAGAATTAGAAGATATTCTTATGACTTTACCAATTAATGTTAGAATATTGGGGGAGGAATATAAAGATTTGGAATTTACGGGCAAGGATATTTGTTTAAAACGAAGTATCAAATTCTTTTACAATAAAAGAGATCATTACTTTAGTTCGACTGATCTTCGTAAAAGAGTGTTTGAAACAGAAGTTAAGAAAAGGGGGTTAGTATGGCCAGAAAACAGCACCACGAATGCTTCGAATGTGACGCCGTCTTCAAAATAAGTTATGATCTAGATGAAAATTACTATAAAGTAAAAAATTGTCCCTTCTGCGGCACTGCTATGGATGCCGAGGAAGAAGATCGATATGAAGATAACGAGTATGACGAAGACGTGTCCTAAGTGTAATACAACGCACAACAAACCCGGCAAATTTTGTAGCCGGGTTTGTGCTAACTCCCGGCAATGGACATCTGAGCAAAAACAGGTATTCTCACAAAAACAAAAAGAATATATGGCCACGGAAGAGTCCGAAGGTCACAGATATAAAAAATCTATACAAACTACCATGCTACATAAAACGGGGCGCATGGGTTCTGGTTTAGCAACAGAACGGCTTGAAGATGTTATGACTGACCCCGATGATTATTTTTTAGTACCACCTAGACAGGAAATAGATACGTTTGTTGAGGATGGTGATCTTTGGGAGGTCGTAGATGACTACAATAAATACTAATTTAGAATTGGTATTTTTATGTGGATATATGATAATAACCCGTTAATAGATATTCCAGAAACAGCCTATGGTTTTGTATACTTGATTACTAATATTACTAACGGTAAAAAATATATAGGAAAAAAATTGTTTTGGTTTCGTAAGACAAAACAAGTTAAAGGTAAAAAGAAACGTATTAAGGTTGAATCGGATTGGAGAGACTATTGGTCCTCATCTGACGAAGTCAAAAAAGATGTACAAGAACACGGTGAAGAAAATTTCATTAGAGAAATTCTATATATCTGCCCCAATAAAGGATTATGTAATTATTTGGAAGCTCGCGAACAAATGGATCGTCGAGTTTTAGAAACAGAAGAGTACTACAATGGGCAAGTGCAATGCCGTGTACATAAAACTCATATTAAAAATTTAAAGGTATAATATGATAATTTCAGGAATCGCAGGCGGTGAAACTACCGCTGCAGTAAATGTGTCAGAAGGAGGTAACCCAGGTTATTTTAGTCCGGTTGATCCTAGTTTTAGTTTAATACAAATAGGATGGACGGTTGTTGGTTATCCAGAATTAGGTACTGTTACTGATGTAGTGTATATTCCTGAGAGTAATTACGCTTCGATAACTACATCTTCTGGGAGCTTTAACATCTTCACACCCTATTCATTTACTGAAGGTGGGGGTGGTACAGGAATAACCATTACTGGTGGTGCAACGATTACGGGGATATAAAATATTTGATAGACATCCAAAGATCTAAGATAGAAATTCCGGAAAATATTATTTCTTTTGTTTATAAATTAAAAGAACTAAATCCTAACAATGCAGCCCGCTCTACCAGAGGGGGATGGACCAGTGGTAATATTAGTAATGAAGTTCCTTTATTAGCCAACTTTAATGTATTGTCTTCGTGGTTTTGTATCAATACTCCTGGATCATATAATGAATGGCATAATCATTTAGGAATTCCGACCTCAGGGGTAATTTATATTCAAACACCTGCTAATTCTGGTGATATTGAATTTCGTGATGAAGACCGAATATTAACTATCACTCCTCATTCGGGGTTAATGATTCAATTTCCAGGTAACTTAGAACATCGAGTAACAGTTAATAATAGTAAACAGGATAGAATATGTTTAGTGCTTAATATGAATTACCAAAAAATATTTTAATGGGTATATGAAAAATGATATTCGCAGTAATTTTATTATTAACGGCATTCGCAATTTCAGGCATAGCGGGGTATTTTTCAATTGTAGGATTGGCTCATATATTCTCTGCAAATGTACTACCTATAGTTATTATGGGTTGCATACTTGAGGTTGGAAAGCTTGTTACTGCATCGTTTGTATATAGACAATGGAACAAAATTAATATATTAATGAAGACGTATTTCGTCATTAGTATTATCATATTATCTATTATTACCTCCTTGGGTATTTTTGGTTATCTATCAAAATCATATACATCTGATTCTGCTGGAATATATGATAGTGAAACACAAATAACAACTACTAAAAATTTAATAGATATAGAACGTAGGCGGTTGGATAATCTTTTAGATAGGCAATCTAAAAGAGAAACGTCGAATAAAAAATTAGATGCGGAAATTCAGAATTCACAAAATAGAATTTCTACATTAACTAAGGATTTTGGCGAAATACAAAAAAACAAAAATAAACAGAATGCTGATATTGGCCCTATTCGATATATCTCTGAGCTAGTATATCAGAAAAATGATATGGAAACAATTGATCGAGCAGTTCGTCTTATTATTATGGCATTGATGTTTGTATTTGACCCGTTAGCTATTTTATTAGTTATAGCTGCGAATATGCTTCTACATCAAAGAAAACATAAGATTCGGCCAAAAAACTCAAAATATTCAATCGAAATTGACAAAAGCTCGGTATTTAACATAGAAAATAAAGACTTCGGATAATATAAATATTGTGGTAAATTTAAAGGATTAATATGGCTTTAACTAAAATTAAAAGTAGCGGTATAGCTCCTGCTGCAATCACCGCAACTAATATAGCTCCTGCTGCAATCACCGCAAATAATATATCTACAGGTGCAGTAGCTGATTTGTTAATTGCGGGCACATTTACAACGATTGAAGCAAATGGTAGAATTAGCTCTACCGTGTCCTCCGGTGACAAAATACTAGTTGAAGCAAATGGTAGAATTAGCTCTACCGTGTCCTCCGGTGACAAAATACTAGTTGAAGCAAATGGTAGAATTAGCTCTACCGCAACAGAATTAGATTTTAATCCGCTATCACTAATGCTATCAGGAATGTAAGGAACAATATGGCAACTAAAATTAAAGTATTAGGGCAAGAAATACCATCGGCAGATACCGATACTACATTATATACGGTACCGGCGGCAAATAGCACAATTGCATCCACATTACAAGTATGCAATCAAGCTAATAGCGATGCAAAATTTCGTATTGCGGTTAGACCAGCGGGCGCATCAATTGCAACAAAACATTATCTGTTATATGATGCGGTAATACCGGCCAATGACGGTATTTCGTTGACATTGGGGTTAACATTAGCTGCAACAGATGTTGTTACGGTGCGTGCAAATACAGCTAGTGTAAGTTTTAATATATTCGGTTCTGAAATATATTAAAATTACAAAAATACTGTTTTCTAAATGACTACTAAAATATCTCGTAACAACATAAATGACACCGCGTATTACGATATAGTCGGACCCGAATTTACTTCATTGGTGTATCCGGGAGTACAAACTTCTGCGAACACTGCGGGTGGCGACACAATCACTGTTAATGGGCAAGGGTTTAAATCTGGTCTAAGTGTTGTTGCAAATAGTAAAATTGCAAGTGTAGTTACATTTATAAATTCTTCGCAAATTACTTTTACTGCACCGGCAAATCCTGCAGGCACTTATATCTTGTTCATTACAAATCCAAACGGAAGTTTTGCGGTTGCCCCTGGGTTTAGTTATAGTTAAATAATTTACTTTTAAAGAATGTTGTAAAATGACCACAAAGATTTCTGTACAAAATATTGAAACAGCCACATTAGCCTCTATTACGCCTCCAAGAATTACTTCAATTGGTTATGGTGGAGATGAAACTGCAACAGATACTGCAGGAAATGTTAGTGTCACCTTAACGGGAGAAGGGTTTGCAGCCGGTGCAAGTGTTTTTATTGATGGAACCAGTGCAGGTTCTGTATCCGTAGTAAGTTCAACTCAAATTACCTTTATTCCTCCAGCAAAAACCGCAGGAACATATCCGTTGTATGTTATTAATTCCGATGGTAGTTCTGCTATTGCGATACCAGGAATTAGTTATAGTGGGTTGCCCACGTATACAACTGCTGCAGGTAATTTAGCAAACGTATATGAAACAACTTCTTTTAATAGTGCAATAGTTGCGACAGGCGATGCACCTATTGCGTATAGTGTGTACAGCGGAACTTTGCCGCCAGGTGCCAATTTAAGTAGCACAGGTAATATTACTGGTACAAGTTCATCTACGGCAAACACTACCACATATAATTTTACCGTTCGTGCTTCGGATGCGCAAAATCAAGATACCGACAGGCCTTTTAGTATAACGGTTAATCCCGATATTGTAATTTGGGGTAGCCCAGCGGCAGACGCTATTATAGAACTTGCTGCGGATGCCGCAATGAGTAATGTTTCATTTATTGCAAATAGTGCAGCAGGATATAGCGTATCATATAGTGCAAATATATTACCAACCGGACTAAGTCTAATCGGTTCAAATGTTTTTGGTACACCTACTGTGACTGGTAACACTATTAGTGTGGTGACGGCTACCTCGGCAACTACAAATAGAACTGCAAATAGAACATTTACTTGGGTTGTTTCGGTCGCTGGCGACCTATATTTTAAAAATACTGTTTTATTGTTGAATGGCGAAACTACGACCCCCACATGGTTGTCGGATGCCAGTACTAACAATCTCTTAGTAACTAACAGAAGTGATTTTAGAACAAACGCTGCCGTAATACCAACTGGACGTAGTCCTTATAACAAGACAACATACCCCGCAGTTGGTAGTGCGTGGTTTGCTGGTAACGCTCCCGACGGCCCTGGCGCATATGATACTCTAAGTTTCCAAATGCCACAATTGGGAACTGTGTTTACTGTTGAATTCTGGTTTTATGCCGACGAGACATCACCTGGTCTAACAGACACCAAGTATTTTATCTACAGTAACAGCGGATTTAATATAGGAATATACAACGATAGAGGATTAGCGGCTGGCACAACCGGATTCCAGTTCCAAACTGCAACTGGTGCATTTTCTGTTCGTACTTGGAATCACGTTGCGGTGGTGCGTACCGGCACTGGCGCAGGCGAATTCAAGATGTATTTAAACGGCACATTAATAACCCTTGCGTCGGGTGCATTTACTAGTGCCACCACTCCATTAACCGCTGCTGAAGCCAAGATTGGGGGACAGCCAAACGGGTATCAGAACCTGTTTAGAGGTAATATTGCTGATTTCCGCATAGTTAATGGTACTGCAGTCTACACTGACAATTTTACCGCACCCGCTGCTCCTTTAACAGCAATTTCAAATACAGTATTCCTAGCACTGCAATACAAACAAGGAACTACCAACTCAGGTTTTGTAGATGATAGCACCAACGGGTTTCCTATTATTCGATACGGTAATTCTGCTCAGGGCACTTTTAGTCCGTTTAGCCCAACTGGCTATAGCGCTTATTTTGATGGTAGCGGGGATTATTTAACAACCAGTGGATTTGGATTGCCAACTAACTTTACACTGGAATTTTGGAGTTATCTTACTGCACAACCAAGCGGTGGCCATTTCACATCTGCAAGTAGCATGGGTCCAATTATATCATTAGACACTCTTAAAACAATTTTAGGGCAGAATGGTGGTTATTTCCTTAATCCCCCCAATGATTCTGCAGTTTATCCAAATGGTGTATCTCCTCTTAACCAATGGAATCATTGGGCAGTGGTTAGAAGTTCTGGCACAATAACCTTCTATTTGAATGGTATAAAGCTTGGATCGGCGGCAAACAGTACAGATTATACTGCTTCACAAACTTTTGGTATTGGAGCGGCAAATGATGGTGGTCCAGTAAATGTACCGCATTATATGAGTAATTTTAGATTTTCAAGTGTTGCTAGATATAGCGGAACAAGTACAACAGTTGCGAACTTTGCATTGCCGACTGCAAATTTTACCAGCGATGCAGATACCATCTTTTTGGGATTAGCAAGTAACAGATTTAAAGACTCCGGACCAAACAATCGAGCAATAACCGTGGCTGGGGATAGTAAAATAGTAGCCTTCTCTCCATTCGCACCCGCTGCCGCATACAGTGCTGCGACTCATGGTGGTAGTATGTACTTTGATGGTACTGGGGACTATCTTACTGGTCCAGCAAATAATGCCGATGTGCTACTGGGCACCGGGGACTTTACCTTTGAAGGTTGGTTTTATCAGACAGCCACGAATACATACCCAGGAGTTCTTGAAATTGGTGTACATACGGTAAATGGTATTTTGTTTATTGCTAGTAACGGGTCCACCATAACTGCATACGGGCCGGCTGGGTTTATGGGTACAGCAACCGCTCCTCCGTTAAACACTTGGAACCACATAGCGTGGGTCCGCAGCAGTGGAACTTTTAAGATTTACGTAAATGGTGTAGGTAATGCCGGCACTGCTAGTGCTAGTAATTTCTCTGATAATACAACCACAACGTTCGGGGGAGAAAGCACCAGATCGAATGCGACGTACACCTATTCTGGATATATGTCGGGGGTACGTCTAGTTAAAGGCACTGCAGTATATACTGCCAACTTTACTCCACCCTCTACACCACTAACTGCTATTTCAGGAACATCTTTACTAATACAAGGAACAAACGCAGGTATATTTGATAGAACAGGTAGGAATGTTATTGAAACGCGAGGATATACCACTGCAGAGCCAGGCCGCAGACAACCGGAAATTCGTACTCAAGTAAAAAAGTATGGTAGCAGCAGTATATTTTTTGGTGGTAACAACGACGCCTTGTTTGTGCGAACAAACCCTGCGCTTGCATTTGAGTCTGGGAATTTTACCGTTGAGTTTTGGGTAAACTTTACTTCTATAGCAAACAGGCAGGATCTGGTATGGTGGGTTCCTGACAATGACAGTTTACGGGGTGGTATAAGTTGGCGCCTGTCTGGCGACGCACTATGCTATTATGATGCTGCTGTGGGTGGAGCTATAAACACAGCTTGGTTACCAACAATCAATACCTGGTATCACATTGCACTATCAAGAAGTGGATCATCAACAAGACTGTTTATTGATGGAGTGGCTGGAACCACATACTCAACAATACTGCCGTATGCTGCCTCGTATAGACTTTTTATTGGTAAAGATTCCGACAGTGATAGTTATCCATTTACTGGATACATGGATGACTTTAGAATAACAAAAGGCGTGGCAAGATATACAACTACCTTTACCCCACCCACAACATTTTTATTAAAATAAATATGCAGACAACAATCGCAGATTACGTTTTAAGCAATCCGGCTAATTCTGACATGGATAAGACCACATTTGAAACGGATTTAATTTTTGATACTATCTTAGATGATGCAGATCCTACGTTGATCTATGTAAACAATAATATTGCAATTGCCTGGTATGAGCAAATTGCAATGGTCGGATTTAAAGGATAATATGGGTATAAGAAAAACCTCAGCTAGAAGTTCGCTAAATGCAAGATTGACACAGGCAAGTCTTGAAAGCGCTAAAGGAATAAGTACCGCAGTTGCAGCTGCAACTAGCTTAGGCACAGTTGTTGCCAGTGGAGGCACACAATCAAATTTAAGCATAAACGGGACAAATTATAGAGTTCACACATTCGCAACCAGCGCAAATTTAGTAGTTACAACTGGGGGAAATGTAGATCTTCTAGTTGTCGGTGCCGGTGGTAGTGCCAGAGGATGGATAAATGCATTAAATTACGGTAGTAGCGGTGGAGGCGGGGGCGGCGGTGTTTTATTATATGGTGCGTATGAACAATCTCGAGCAGGCGGGGGTCCAATCTATTTAGACGGGGCAAACACTTATACTATTACTATTGGTGCCGGCGGCCCAGGAACCGCAAATAACTATGTTAGCGCGCCGCAACTTGGTAGAGACGGCGGCAATACTATATTTGCGGGCGGTGTCCTCAATCTTATCGCATATGGCGGAAGAATAAGCTCGGTAATCATATCAAGTGACGGCGCTCTAGGAGGAAATGCAGCCATGTTACCATTCGTATCTAATCAAGGATATCGAGGTGGTTTTCGTGGTACTATAGGAACTACCCAAGTTGGTTCGGGTGGCGGTGGCGGCGCTGGCGGCGCCGGAGAAAGCGGAGCAAATTACCCCGCCCATTTCGGAGGAACTTTCAACGGTGGTCCTGGTATAGCGAGTACAATATCCGGCACTTGGTCAGGCTATGGTGGCGGTGGCGGTGGCGGCAGTCACAATTGGAGCGCAACATCGTTTTTGTATGTAGGTAAAGGTGGGTTCGGTGGAGGCGGAAACGCCGGAGGTAATGCTTTTATCATTGCAAATGCCGGCAATGTTAATACTGGGGGCGGCGGTGGCGGAGCTTCATCTCGAGCTGCTAGTTCAATTTTAGATAGATCTCCTGCAGGTGCGGGTGGTTCAGGGATTGTAATTGTAAGATACGTAGTTTAATTAAGGAGAAATAAATGAGTCATTTTGCTAAAGTAGAAAACG